TTTCTTTTATAGTGTGGTTAGTGGTATTATATATTTTAATTTGGGGAGATGATGACAATGAATAACTTAGAGATAGACTATACCGATGAAGATTACCAAGATGATATCAATCACCTAGCCTCTGCACAACTAGAAGAGTTTGAACAATGGTTAGACGAGGTAAATAAATATAACGATTTAATTGACTTTGGGGATTTATCATGATACAATCGAAGAATGTTACAGGGATTGAAAAGAACAAAATACAACAATATAAATTAATGTTATTAAGGATAGTTTATATTATATTAGTTTTAGGGGTTGTATTTGTCTTATCGTTTACATTACATACATAGAGGGAGTATAAAATTATGATTAATTCAAGAGTTCTATCTACAGGTTTTAGGACAGTACAAATTGATATTACTACGGAGCCAGACTTTAAAGCTATATTATCTGCCTTACAGAATTTTAAAGAGGTTATGGAGCAAGATGTATCATATACCTTTGCGGAACGTTGTGTTGTTTCAGACTTAGTAAGGGAGTTAGGGTATCAAAGTGCCTAGAGACTTTGATGATGACTTTGATGATTACTATGGGGTTACTATAGAGGAGGAAGACAAACCATACACATCTGTACAAACTAACCAGTTTTCAGGCAGTGATATAATCCACCTTGTCATAGAGTCATTAGTGCAAGATGGTCACACGCATGAGGTATCTTTAAACATAAATGGGGAGGTTGTTGATATGAATGAATTAGTTGTTAATATCAAAACTACTACGGTAATCCAGTGAATAAAGGTACTCCACTACGTAAGACTTCTTGTTCTGAGTGTGGCAGTTCAGATGGTAAGCAGATATTCCAGCAAGATGATGGTAGTTTAGATGCGTTCTGTTTTGCTTGTGAGAGTGTTTTTAATGAGGTAAGTGAGGGGGTAGGTATGGTAGGAGGTAGAAAGTCTGTTACAGAGCCACCACGTGCTTCTGAGGGCTATATTACAGTAGAACAAATAGGTAAGTTACCTAGTGATGGCTTTAGAAGTATTAAAAAGCAGGTTGTAGACCTCTTTAATGTTAAGGTTGGTTACAGTAAAAGTGATGGTAGTACGATTGTTAAGCACTACTATCCTACTACTAAAGAGGGATTAGTAACAGGGTACGAGGAACGTACTGTACTAGATAAGGGTTTTCGTAGTGTAGGTGACAGAAAAGGGGATGTAGAGTTATTTGGTACAGGCCTAGCTAAACGTAATGGTGGTAAGAAGTTATATATTACTGAGGGTGCTTGTGATGCTATGGCTTTATATCAAGCTATTGTTATTCATACAGACCCTAAGTATAAAACATTTAAACCTAGTGTCGTATCTCTAACACGAGGGGTTACCTCAGCAGTTAAGGATATTCTTAACAATAGGGCGTTCGTAGAGTCTTACAATGAAGTTATTTTAGTGTTAGATAATGATGATGCTGGTAAGAAGGCTGTTAAGGATGTTCTAAAGACCTTTCACACCTTCAAGGTGGCAGAGCTACCCCTTAAGGATGCTAACGCTATGCTGGAGGCTGGTAGAACTCAAGAGCTGTATCAAAAAGTCGTGTGGGATAGCCAACCAGTACGACAAGGTGAGGTGTTGGATGTGTTAGACTTCATTGACAAAGCTTTAATTAAACCTGAGATGGGGATTAGTTTTCCGTGGCCTACAGTCACAAAGGCTTGCTTTGGTATCAGACCACATAACATCCACATAGTTGGAGCAGCTCCTAAGATTGGTAAGACAGACCACCAGCATCAGCTAGTAGAACACTTGATTTACAAAGAGAACGCTAAGGTTGGTATGTTTGACCTTGAGAATGCACCAGCTAAGACAGCTAAGAAGCTAGCAGGTAAGCATGATAGGGTTGATTATAGTAGGCCAGATATTGAATATGATATAGAAGACTTACGCAATACGCTAACAGATATGAATGGTAAGGTAAGGTTCTATGACAGGTTAGCTAGCCGTGATTGGAATGATATACGTATAGCCATTGAAGAGATGCACTTGCTTGATGACATAAATATCTTTATCATTGACCCATTGACAGCATTGATTAGTAGGTATGCCAGTAGTGAAGCTAATGATAAACTCAATGAGATTATGACGGACATGGCAGACTTGGTTATGAAGTATCCAATCACAATATTTTGTTACAGTCATGTTAACCCTAAGCCTAAGACCTCTACACCACATGAAGCAGGTGGTAAGGTACTAAGTTCAGAGTTTACAGGTAGTAGAGCGATGGAGAAGTGGGCACATTATGGTCATGGTATTAGTCGAGACAGAACAGAGGATTGTGAACCAGCTCGTAAGAATATGAGTGAGTTCAGGATGCTATTTGATAGAGACTTTGGACAAGGGTACAGTTGTGATGTATACTTTGATGAGAGAACAATTACTTACTTAGAAGTGAAGGGGTACTAAAATGTTAGTGAATCAAGAGGAAAGACTATTAGACTATCTTAAAACCAACGGGAGTGTTAACCCATTGGATGCTTGGAAGGAGTTAGGAATCTATAGATTGAGTGCAGTTATCTTTCTACTACGTGAGAGGGGTTATAATATAGAGACAAAGAGGAATTCAATGCTAAACAAGTTTGAGGAGTTGTGTAACTATGCAGAGTACGAGCTACAATTGGAGGCTTCATGAACGTAAAGGTAGTAGGTATCACAAAACCTTTGGTTGAGGGTATGGAGACAGCGGCAGAGTTAGTGAGTTACTGTGCAAGAGTGTCCAACCCTGATAATCAAATGAACTTTAAAACAAGTGGAGGGTTGTTAAAGTATTGTATTAAACATAAGCACTTCAGTATCTTTGAGATGGTTAATGTTGTGATGGAGGTTACTACCACTAGAGATATTGGTAGACAGATTCTAAGACACCGTTCATTCTCCTTTCAAGAGTTTAGCCAACGCTATAGTCAAGCCAGCCCAGACCTAGAGTTCAGGGAGATGAGGCTACAAGACACTAAGAACAAGCAGAACAGCATCAAGGGTGAAGATAGTATGGATTTTATAGGTATGCAAAAAGATGTGTGGTCTGTTGCGATAACTGCATACTTATACAGCTTAAACAGTGGAGTAGCTAAGGAGCAAGCAAGGGCTTTACTGCCTGAGGGACTTACAAATACTTCTATGTACATGAATGGCTCACTACGCTCTTGGATTACATACTGTACAGTAAGATGTGGTATTGAAACACAAAAAGAACATAGAGATATAGCTAAGGAGTGTGCTATACTCTTATTTAAGGACTTCCCATTCCTAGAAGAAGTTATGGGTGAAGTACTGCAAGATAACTATTCAGCAGAGGATTGAGTTGTATGGAATGTGTATTTGATATTGAGACAGATGGCCTAAACCCCACAAAGATACATTGTATGGTGATAGATGGTGTAGCTATTACAGATTATCAAGAGATGAGAGACTGCCTAAACAAAGTGTCAACCTTAGTTGGTCACAATATCATACGATATGACATACCTGTATTAGAAAGGTTACTTAATATAACTATCAAGGCTACACTAGTGGACACTCTAGCACTGTCTTGGTACTTATACCCAACTAGAACTAGACATGGGTTAGCACATTATGGGGAGGACTTCGGTATTCCTAAGCCTAATGTTGATGATTGGGAAAACCTACCACTAGAGGAGTATGTGAACCGATGTAAGGAAGATGTGAGGATAAATACCTTACTCTGGAAGTTACAGAAGGGTGACTTAGATGCACTATATGAGGGTAAATACAATGACTTAGTAGAATACCTAACCTTCAAGATGACTTGTGCTAGGGGGCAAGAGGAGGAGAGGTGGAAGTTTAATGAGGTACAGGGGGAGGAGTTACTATCCTTGATGATAGAGAGACAAGACATTGCTAAAGATACATTACATTCTGTCATGCCAGAAGTTCCTAAGTATACTAAGAAAGTTAGACCTAAAGAGCCCTTTAAGATGGATGGTACTTTAAGTGTAGTTGGGGTACGTTGGAAGGAGTTAGCAGAAGAAAGGAATTTAGGGTTTGATTACCAAGGGGAAGTGCAAGTATTCCAGAAGAACTTACCACCTAATGCTAGTAGCTCTAAGCAGATTAAGGATTGGTTGTTCGCTTTAGGATGGGTTCCAGCTACTTTCAAATTTGTAGATGATAGACAGGTACCTCAGATTAAAAACAGTAGTGGTATGTTATGTTCTTCTATTGAGAATATGATTAAAGACCACCCAGAGTTAGCTAGCCTATCAGACTTGGGGGTACTTGGACACCGTATAGCGATTGT